TGAAAGTTAAGATTGCCTGGGAGCTTGTAAAAAGATATTGGAAAGCTGCTGCACTTATTCTGTGGACAATAGTTATTTGGTTTTTTTCTAGGAAGAATGCTGATGGTGCTATAGAGGCTTTAAAGGCAAGCAAGGAGTCTCACGAAAAGCAGATTAATAGTCTAAAGAGTCAGCACAAAATAGAGATTGCTAAAAGAGAAGAATTAGAGTTAAAGTATAAGCAAACTATTGCTACAATAGAAGAGAAATATGAAAAGAAAGAACAAGAACTTTCAAGAAAAGAAAAAAAGAAAGTAAAAGAGATTGTTCAAAAGGCAAAGGATGACCCAGATGAAATTAACAAAAAGATTGAAGACTTGTTTGGTTTTGTTTCTGATTCTTAGTTTTGCAACAGTTGCGGTTGCGTCTCCTGGTAAGTATGTAAGCCTTAAGAAGGGCGACTCTATTCCTTGGAATGGTTGGTGCTTTGACGAAAAAGCTGTTTCAGAACTCATAGTCAAGAAAGAAATCCAACAGCAAAGATGTGAGTTGAGAGTGCAACTCAATATAGACAAATTAGTAGCTGAACATAACCTAAAGATTGGAAAGCTTCAAGCTAAGCTTGATTACGAAGTTAGTACTAAGGATGCTACTATCGCCGCTCTCAAGCAACAGAATCAAACCTTGGAAAAGGAATTGATCATAGTTAATAAGGCTAGTATTATCGCACCAGCCTCAATAGGTGCAATCATAGGTGCAGCAATAGTTATGGTGTTTTGGAGTTATAGTGAGTAAACTTGACCTCAATGAAGTGGCCAAAATAGAAAAGGCAATTAAAGAAAAGTATGGCAAAGAAGCCATAGAAAATCCAAAGAATCGTTGGGATAAGGAAAAAGAAAAAGAGTATCTCAAGCAGATGAAGCAATTTTATCAAAAGTTTCAAGACAACGATCAAGACAGAGAAAAGAGAGATGGTTTTCTAATTTCAAAAAATTTTAAAAAAGTTAAATCGTCTAGGGAATGTAAGCATTGTGGGTCCTATTCTTTCAGCCATGACGACGATGTTTACTTTACAAAATTTGATTGTTGTTTTAATTGTTATATTCAATACATTGAAGGCAGAGAAACTAGATGGCTATCAGGCTGGAGACCCAATAATACTGAGGCATTTAATGATTAAAAACACTATTTATAATATAAAGCGAGGTTTTTAAATGGCTACTATACTTGATGTTGTTAATGGAATTTCACAGGCACTCTCTAGAAACTACGATGGTGCGCTTGATGAAGAAGGAGAACCGATTAAAGCGGGTCTCAGGAGAGAAGAAGGAAACCCTATAATTGATTCCAGAGTGATTGATGGTTTTAATGCAAGAGTTCAAGGTAACAGACTTGTATTGACTTACCAGACTGACACCAAGCTTAAGGAAGTTCACGGCACATCTTTTGAGACTGACATACAGTCTACAATGTCTGATCTTGTGAAACATCTTAAGAAGGAATACAGAAATGCTACTGGAAGTTCTCTAGCTCTAACAAAGGAGGGGGAGACGGATATCTTAGTTCAATATCTTTCAAGGGTCCGAACTACAGTAATAGCTACCGAAACTTTTAAGTTGTCTGAGGGCCTCTTGGAAGAAGAGGGAGAGACAGGTCTTAGAGATACTTTCAAGAAGTTCTTGGAGCTTGGTGGAAACGCCAAGAAACCAACAAACGCTAAAGCAAAAGGCGACAATTACAAACAGTTCAACCCATTTGATATGCAGACGGGACAAAGAAATCCAGACCTTAAGTGATGTATGTCTGCACACCTTACAAAACAAGAGCTTCGTAAAGAGATAATAAAGTGCGGTAAGCAACCTGCATATTTCATTAATAATTACGCAAAAATTACACATCCAATGAAAGGTTTGATACCTTTTCACTTATATGATTTTCAGTCACAATTACTTGAAGACTTTGAAGATTATCGTTTTAATGTCATCTTAAAAGCTCGTCAGCTTGGCATCTCTACAGTTACCGCAGCATATGTAGCATGGATGATGATGTTTCACAAAGAGAAGAATGTATTAGTTATTGCTACCAAGTTTAATACGGCTGCAAATCTAGTCAAGAAAGTGAAAGCCATCATAAAAAATATGCCACACTGGTTGAGAATATCTGAAGTATCTATAGATAACAGAACTTCTTTTGTACTTTCAAACGGATCACAGATTAAAGCTTCTTCAACCTCTGGGGATGCTGGACGTTCAGAGGCTTTGTCATTGTTGGTTGTTGACGAAGCAGCGCACGTTGAGGGGTTAGAGGAGTTATGGACAGGTTTGTATCCGACACTATCAACTGGTGGGCGCTGCATTGCGCTTTCAACTCCAAATGGCGTCGGTAATTGGTTTCACAAGACTTACATAGAAGCCTCAAATAAGACAAATGATTTTTTTCCAACAAGTTTACCGTGGGATGTACACCCAGATAGAGATACAGAATGGTTTGAAAAAGAAACAAAAAACATGTCACGTAGACAAATAGCACAAGAGCTTGAGTGTAATTTTAATATGTCTGGTGAAACTGTATTTCACCCAGAGGACTTGGCATGGATTGATTCAGTTGTTTGCGAACCAAAGTATAGAACAGGTTTTGATAGGAATTTGTGGATATGGGAAGAGTTTCAGTCAGGTAATGAGTATTTGATTACGGCAGACGTTGCTAGAGGAGATGGTAGGGACTATTCTGTTTTTCACACTATAAAGCTTAGCACCATGGAAATAGTGGCCGAGTATCAGGGAAAAGTAACCCCTGATATTTTTTCAAAGATCCTATTTGATTCAGGTAAAGAGTACGGTAGTTGCATGATGATAGTTGAAAATAACTCAGTTGGTTTTGCCGTACTTGATAAGCTTATAGAAAGAGGGTATCCAAATATTTATTTCTCAATTAAATCTACACATGATTATGTTGACCAAATAGAGGCAGAATATAGAAGCAATAGTGTGCCTGGTTTTACTACCTCTTCTAAAACAAGGCCTCTAATTGTAGCTAAACTAGAGGAATTCATAAGAAACAAGCTAATTAAAGTATACTCATCTAGACTTTTAAGTGAGATGAAAACTTTTGTTTGGAACAATGGTAAAGCTGAAGCGATGAGATCATACAATGATGATCTTATATTGGCTTGTGCAATAGGTTGCTGGGTTAGAGATACAGTACTGTCAGAAAACTCACAGGCTTTAGAATATAAAAAAGCCGCACTAAATGCTATGTTCTCAACAAAAACAAATTTAGATACAACTATTCCAGGTATGAATACCTATAAAAATAGGAGCACATTTGATACTATGGTAAAAGCTAACAAAACATATCAAGAGTTTCCTTGGTTGTTCAAAGGGTGATTAAATGTCAGATAATACTAGAAGAATTAGAAAAGATAAGAAAAACACAAGAAATCCAGATAGCAATCTTTTCAAGAAGCTGACAAGGCTTCTGTCTGGTCCACTAGTTCTCCATAGAACTCAAACAGCTAGAAGGCTTAGAAGAAGACAGCTAGACAAGTATGCTAATAGATTTAAGTCTGCAAGTGGACAACAGTTTAAAAAGACTGAATACAATCCATTTGATAATCTCATGGCAAATGTCATGTCAAACCAAACACGTTTGGAAAGATATGTTGATTTTGACCAAATGGAGTACACACCAGAGATAGCATCTGCTTTGGATATTTATGCTGATGAAATGACCACCAGTAGTGCGCTTCAGCCTTTGCTGACTATTGATTGTCCAAATGACGAAATCAAGAACATTCTTGACAATCTTTATCATAAGGTTTTGAATATTGAATTTAATCTTTTTGGATGGTCACGCACGATGTGTAAGTATGGTGACTTTTTTCTTTACCTTGACATTGACGAAGATCTTGGCATAAAGTCTGTTATTGGCTTGCCAGGTAATGAGCTTGAAAGACTTGAGGGTGAAGACAAGACAAATCCTAATTATGTTCAGTATCAGTGGAATAGTGCTGGTATGACTTTTGAGAACTGGCAGATATCTCATTTTAGAATTCTTGGTAACGACAAGCATGCACCTTATGGCACAAGCGCACTTGAACCTGCTAGGAGAATATGGAGACAACTAACTTTGCTTGAAGATGCTATGATGGCTTATCGTATTGTTCGTTCTCCTGAAAGAAGAGTATTCTACATTGATACTGGTGGGATTGCTCCACAGGATGTAGAACAATACATGCAAAAAGTAATGACAAGCATGAAAAGAAACCAGGTTGTTGATCCAAAGACTGGACGTGTTGATTTAAGATACAACCCAATGTCTGTTGATGAAGACTACTTTATTCCTGTTCGTGGTCAAATCTCTTCAAAAGTGGAGAGTTTGCCTGGCGGCACATATACTGGTGATATAGACGACGTTAAGTATTTGAGAGACAAGCTTTTCTCCGCACTTAAAATACCAGCATCATATTTGTCTGCTGTTGATGGCGGTGAAGAAGACAAAGCAACTCTTGCACAAAAAGACATTAGGTTCGCACGAACTGTACAGAGGCTTCAAAGGTCAATTGTCACTGAACTTGAAAAGATTGGCCTTGTTCATCTTTATGTTTTGGGTTTTCGCGGCGTGGATCTTACATCTTTTAAGATTTCTTTGTCAAACCCATCAAAGATTGCAGAACTTCAAGAACTAGAACACTGGAAAGTAAAGTTTGAAGCGGCGTCAAATGCCACAGAAGGGTATTTCAGTAAAAGGTGGGTTGCTTCAAACGTATTCAACATGTCGGAAGAGGAGTTTCTTAGAAATCAAAGAGAGATCTTTCATGATAGAAAGATTGAAGCAGCACTTGAAGTCACTGCGGAGAAGACACAGGCTGAGCTTTCTGCGGGAGGTGCTGGAGGATTGGAAGGGCAAGCTGAGGCAGGTGAAGCTGGCGAAGATGCATTCTTTGGTTCAGGCGCTCCAGACGGGGGAGATCCTTCAGGTGGAACAGGCACAGTAGGTGACGAGCCAGAGTTAGGCGGCGGTGATGATGCGGCTGCAGGTGGTGATGAGCCTGATTCTAACTTATTGGCTGCTCCTGGTAAGCGTGATGATAAGGTTGGTACTAGAGGTAGGACGGCTTCACAGAGAAGAGAAGAGTACGATCAAGTCAATCATGATGGAAGGCGAACAGATGCAAGGCACCGTGCAGCTCTTGCCAGCTCTGGGCTGAAAGGTGGCACAGCTTCTTTTAGTTCAACCCAGTTGGGCTTACATCCATACAAGAGAGATTTAGATAGCCTTATTGGTCTTAATGGTCTTAAAGAGTCTAAGAAGACTACTTATAATAAGGAAGAAAAGATAATTAGCGATGTCACCCAGGAGATGAGGCTGTTAATTGAAAACTTAGAATTGAGGAAGAAAAATGAAAATAAAGCATAACAAAAAAAGAAACACCGCTTTTGTTTATGAGGCTTTGATTAGAGAGCTTACCAAAGCTGTCATCAAAGAGGATATGGACAGAAAGCAAATGGTCGCTTCAGTTATCAAAGAGCATTTTACCAAGGGCTCTGAATTAAAGAAGGAGCTTCAAATTTATCAGGGCATAGTTGAAACTAAGGGTCTTGATGAAAAGACGATTCAAAAGATTTTATCTGAGGCTAGAATTGACTTTGAAAAATTAAATCAGGATAGAATTTTTGCCGAACAATCAAGACTTATCAATACAATTAACAAATCTCTAGGTGTCCAGGTTTACGACAATTTTGTTCCTAACTATAAAGACTTAGCCACTGTTTATTCTATTTTTAATAAATCAACCACTGCAAAAAATAGAGTTCTTTTAGAACAAAAACTTATTGAAAATAACGCAGAAACCTCTGAAAACAAAAACAGCACGATTAAGGAACCAATTGACAATCTAGTTTATAAGTCGTTTGTTAAGAGGTTCAATGACAAGTACCACACAAGCCTTAACGAATCACAAAAGAGTCTAGTGACAAAGTTTGTTACATCTTTTGCTGATGATGGACTTGAGCTTAAAATGTTTATGAATGAAGAGGTCGGTAGACTTAAGAGTGATTTATCTAACTTCATGCACACGTCGGAAGACAAGACACTCTCAGGCCGAATTTCAAAAATCATCAATGTACTTGAAGAGATGAAAGATAAACAAGTAGATGTTGGGATGGTTGAGACCATTCTGAAAGTACAACAATTAAACCAAGAGATTATTAAAGATGTCAGTAAAAGTTAAAATAGTACCAGATGAGTCAAATGTCGCTGAAGATTCTGGTACCTCTGGTGGAATCAAAATTAAAATTATCCAGGATGATGTACCTCAAATTGAAATGGTCGCCCGTAGAGCTTTGAATGGTGATATAATGATTTTTGAGCATGATTTAATTGATATTGTTGTATCACCTACGAAGAATAAGGTTGTTGCATTTCCAAAGGAAAGACTACAAAGAGAGACTTATCCCGTTCAGGATCGCTTTTTCAACTTTTTGGCAAAGAAAGGCGTGCTTGACAGAGCAAGTGTTCAGGGTGGTAATATATTTTCATCTATGGAATCAGAGTTGTTTGAGTCTACTGTAGAGGGTGTTAACTCTGTACAGACTGCCCTTTTTGCTACCAGTTTATTCTTAGAAGAAGAGATGCCAGACATTATGGCAAGAAAGCACCTTCAGCATGATTTGATGACCTACCATCTTGATCCTCCAGAAGAAGAGTCAACAGAGCTTGGTGAGATACCACAGAAAGATAAAAAGGGCTCCCTTGACTCAAGAGTTAGACCATATGGTTACCAATACTTGTACTCAATCCTTAGAGAAAGCGAGGACAAGTGAACTTACTTTGGTTTGCAATAATTGCATACGGACTTACACAAATTCTAGTATATGGAAAAATCTTTGATAAAATCCGCCCCACTCAGGGTTGGATGGGGGAACTTCTATCCTGCCCAATGTGCACTGGCTTTTGGGTTGGGTTAATTTTATGGTACTTATCTTTCTACACAGAACTAATTAATTTTGATGGATCGTTGATCACGGCTTTACTTTGCGGCTTCGCAGGTTCGGCCGCAGGTTACGTTCCGAATATTTTGTTTGATGATAATGGATTGAAAATTGAAAAGACGGTATACGTCATAAGGAGAGAAAATGAGACCATTAACTAAAATTCGCTGGATGATTAGACCTGTAGCGAACTGCTGCAAGGGATCATAGCTGAAGCGGGTAATCCCCGCACTGAGGAGAATTATGAAACTACTAAGAGAATATTTTGAACTGTGCGACGGTGGCATTTGCCAAGACCTTTTAACAGAGGATGAAAAGCGCAGGATTAGAGAAGATGGAGTGACCATACTTTCAGGCGTTATGCAAATGTCGGAAACCAAGAATGGAAATGGTAGAATTTATCCTCATGCTATTCTTGAAAGAGAAGTTAAAAAATACACAGAAGCTGTAAAACAACGCAGGGCTCTAGGAGAATTAGACCATCCTGAATCAGGGGTCGTTAATCTTCAGAATGCTTCCCACTTGGTGACAGACATCTGGATGGAAGGTAAAAAGTGTATGGGCAAGATTGAAGTTCTTGGCACGCCTTCTGGACAAATCTTAGAAAGCCTTATCAAGGCGGGCGTTCCCTGTGGAATATCTTCAAGAGGCATGGGTTCAATTAGAGAAGAAAATGGTGTTACAATGGTTGAAGATGATTTTCAGCTTATATGTTTTGATATGGTTGCTGACCCCTCTACACCAGGTGCCTACATGATGAAAGAAGCTAAGGAGCTTTTTGAGAGTGATAAAAAAGTAAAGATTGACAATTTAATTGAGAGTATTTTAAAGGACAATTAATGCAAAGTAAAGAGTTAAAGAAAATATTAAAACCGCTAATAAAACAATGTATCAGAGAAGTAGTTTTGGAAGAGGGGCTGTTGTCTAATATAGTTTCAGAAGTTGTACAAGGTCTTGGCGCACAACCCATTGTAGAATCTAAGCAAGTTGAACGTGTGGTTCCAAAACAAGATGATACTCAAATTAAAAAACAACTAAGTGAAACCAAAAAAAGAATGATGAAGGCTATCGGTGCAGGCGGATATAATGGTGTAGATCTTTTTGAAGATACAAAGCCATTGTCAAGGAAGCAGGCTACAAGCGGTCCAGGCGCAAATCCACTAGATAGTTATGCTCCAGATGATCCAGGAGTAAATATTGATGGCATCCTGAAGATTGGGGGTGCAAAATGGAAAGATTTAATTTAAGAAAGAAGGTAACATGGCAAAAGCAGTAAACGTATCTGTTGATGCAGATAGCAAAAGTATAAGAAGTACAGATGAGAATGAAAGGCTTATTCGTAAGTTTTCAAAGAAGGTTAAAAAATCTGGCCTGATGGATGAGTTGAGGGAAAGAAGGTATTTCACCAAGAAGTCCATCAAAAGAAAACTTAAAAAAGAGAAAAAGTTAAGACTCTCTAGAGAATGCACTGAAAAGAAACATCGGTACAACTAAATAATTTAGGAGATTTAAAATGACAACCTTTAAACATACAAGCTGGGGTAGAACAAGAGGCCCTAAAAACTTAGCAGGTGCACCAGGAACAAAAGTTACACTCTTGGCAAACACAAACGATCTTAGGCTTAGTAATGCAAGCTACAAGACCGTTGGATACGCTACGGAAAATCAAAGATATCTTCACTTATTGTTGGAAGATGCCACTACTAGTGACGATCCAGGTGCAGTTACAGTTTTTGGATATTGTCATGCTTTTGAAAGGTGGTTTGAAATCCCAGCGTCATTTGAGCCGCAAGCAGGAAACAGTGGACCAACGGCTGCAAGTCTTGACTTGGGCAATCAGGGCTCTAGAGACGAAGACGCTAAAGTTCCAAGCGACAGAGAATACCGAACTTATCAAATTTTAGGCATTGACCGCGTTGCCTTTGTTTGTGCAAATACTAACCAAGTTAATGTTTGGGCTGCTTGTTCAACTTTCTAGGAGACTAGCATGCCAAGAGTAAAAGCACCAGCTAGAGCTGATTACACAATCCAAAATTATGATTCTGGGCCAAAAATTACTAACTTTTCAAATGTTGCAAACTGTTTGAGTGTTAAATCAGATACCGATGGCGGTGTCACTGTTGCTGATACTGGTGATGTTTTTGATCTGCAAACCGATGGAGCAGCAGTTCCTGTTTCTTTTTCACTCTGGCATCACATAGCTGCTGACCAAGGTACTGGTACACAATATATTTTTGCTAAGTATCACGCAAGCGATAGCTCACAACATTCATACTATGCTACCCTTAACGCTAATGAAGCAATTTCTTTTGCTTATTTTGATACTGACGGAGATACTTCAATCATCACCACAGGTAATAGCGCCCACCCTCTTGGTTCATGGGTTCACATTGTCATAACTATTGACCCAGGTCTTGCCAGTAATCAAGAAAAGATTTATGTAAATGGTGTCTTAAGTAAGCAAGAAACAGCTGACGCTGATCAGGGCGTGCCTCGCAACACTAGCACAGCGCTTTACTTAGGTAGTCAGCGAACAGCATTTAGCCTCCCCTCACACGGGCAGCTTTCAAACTTTGTTATGTACAAGCATGCTGCTGGCACTGGTGCCCTAAACGCTAAGCAAGTTAAAGACATCTACAATGGAGGCATAACACTTAATTATAAGGGCAGTCATAGAGGCGATGACATTGTTGGCTGGTATAAGCTTGATGGCAATCCAAATGATTCAAGTGGAAATGGTCGCAATGGCACAAATGATACCAGTACAAGTTATGCAGCACCTGATTCTACACTACAAGTAGAATCATCTATATCTCACAAGAGGCCAATACAAGAAGTTGTTTATGGTCAAAAAGAGCAAACTCTTCCTTTTATATTTGGCGTCAAAGGGTTCCCCTCCTTAAGGAGAGCCCCACAGGTCTAGAGGGCTGTTTTTTTCAAGGTTTTAAGGATTTTAGATACTATTTACTATTGAGAATTTTTTTTCATTTATAGGGGTAGGTATATGTCATCCATGTTAGAACAAGCAATTATTGATGCAAATGCTCTAAGAGAGTCTGCAATCAAGAACGCTGAAGCAATGATCATTGAAAAGTATTCGGATCAAATTAAAGAAGCAGTTAGCTCTCTTTTAGAAGCCGAAGAAGACGAAGAAGGGATGGATCCATCATTGGATGAGATTCCTCTCGCCACAGCATCTGATCTTCCAGACGATCAGGAAAGTGAGGTTGTGGACGACGATGCTGCCATCGTTATTGACCTACCACAACTCAAACAAAAAATTAAAGATTACGAAGCAGAGATGGGAGAAGCACCCGAAGGTGCAGAGACACATGATCAAGTAGCTGCAGAATTAGAGCCAGCAGTTGATGCTGCTGTTGATGTTGACTCCCCAATGCTTGAAGAAGAAGAGGACGAAATCAGCGAAGAAATGCTTGACGAGGTTGTTGAAGAAATCTTAGAAAAGCTCACCATTGATATTAATCCTCAAAAAACTGGTCACCTCAATGTTCCAGAATCTCAGATGAAGGAGTTTGAGGACATGGAGCTTGCCAAGCAGATGGATTCTGAAGTTCGCGAAGAGAACGATAAAATGAAAGAAACCATTAAAAACCTTGAGGAAGCTCTCAATATTCAAAAATCAAAAACAAAAAAATTGGCAACAGAAAATAAGAAATATATAGACGCAGTACTTTTGTTAAAAGAAAAAGTTGAGACCGTTAATGTTTCAAATGCTAAGTTACTTTATATTAACAAGACCTTAGAAAGCGACTCCCTGAATGAGCGACAAAGAAGAAAAATTGTTGAAGCTATTTCAAAGGCAGAATCACCAAAAGAAGCGAAGGTAATTTTTGAAACCCTTCAAAGCACAGTGGGAAGCA